GCCTCGGCGTCCGGCGTGTGCTCGAGGACCTCGCAGCACACCGCGACGTCGAATCGCTGCGAGAGCGTCCGCGGGCCGCCGTCCGAGGTCGAGACGTCGACGTCGAAGCCGACGGTGGCGCCGTCTGCGACCAGGTCGACGCCGGGCCCGGGCTCGGCGTCGACGCCGAGGTAGCCGCACTCGGCGAACAGCGGGCGGACCGAGCCGTTGATGTCGCGCGACCCGATCTCGATCACGTCGCACCGCTCGACGCCGGCCCCCGCGATCGCCTGGGCGACGTGCGCGTACGCCTCGGCGTGCATCAGGCGTCCAGCGCGATCGCGGCCAGCGCCGGCGGCAACGCGATCTCGACCGGCCGGACCTCGACGTGCTGCGCCGGCTTACCGGTCCGCTCATCGAGGAAGCGATATCCGGCGCTGTCGGCCGTGTACGCGTATGCGGTGATCGTGTGGTCGTCGATCTCGGCGCGACGTACGCGGCGGGCGTCGACGCCGTTCGCGGCGAGCCACGCGACGATCTCCCGACCGTTCGTGGTGGCGCCGTGGCGCGGGTCGGTGACGTCGAACACGGCGCGCATCAGAAGTCCTCTCGGAACAGCGGGACGGTGCAACTGGCGACCCAGGTGACGAGCGTGTCGTTGTAGGCGACGGTCCAGTCCTGCCGGCCGAAGCGGCCGAACAGCGCGTCGATCTGCGGCATCGCCGCGTCGATGAGGTCGGCGGCGCCGTCGGGGTTGGACCGGGCGTCGGCGTAGATCCGCACGATCGCCTTCCACCCGTCGGGGTTCATGCCGCCGGTGGCGACGGTGACCACGGCCTTGCCGACGCCGCGGTAGTTGGGGGGTCCGTCGTGCGGGTTCACGGCGCTGACCGCGGCCGCGGCGGGTACGCCGGCGGGGGCGAGCAGATCGAGGAGCTCGGCCTTGGCGTCGGCGAGGGTGGCGCTGCTCATCGGCTCAGCCGGCCAGCGGGGTACGGCCGGGCAGCATCGCCTCGACGAACGGGTGGATGCCGGCTTGGGCGAGCCGGCTGATCTGCGCGGCGTACGACGTCGGCTGCGCGTACGTCTCGCTGCCGACGCCGTGCGGCTCGTCGAACCACAGCCGGACCTGCTCCATCACAGCCCAGCGCAGCGCGGCGTCGCCGCTGTACCCGGCGGTGTAGACGACGCGGACGAGGCCGCGGCGGCCGCAGTCGAGCAGCGTCACGACGCCGTAGCGGACGGTGTACCTGTTCGCGCCGAGCCCTGCGGTCGGGTCGTACGCCGTGTACACCGTCGGCGCGCCGGCGCTGTCGTAGCTCGTCACGGACACGATCGCGACCAGCGGCTCCTCCGGCAGCACGATCGTTCCGAACCGGCTCCTGGCGTCGTGGACGTACTGCTGGGTGGCGCGGTAGCCGCGGCGGTCGAACATCGCGAGCACCGCGTCGAGCACGGCCTGGACCTCGTCGTCGCGGCTGGTGTCACCCGGGTCGATGTTGAGGTGCGTCTTCACGTCGTCGCGCCCGACCAGGTACGCGGTCTGCGCGCGGACGTCGAACTGGAACGTCTCGGCGGTGCCGACGCCGGTGGACGCCCAGCGGCCGAGCCACTGCCCGGTGTCGGCGCCGGCGAAGACGACGGGGTCGGCGGTGAACGTGATCGTCCAGTCGGTGCCGGATCCGGTGACGACGCCGGCGTCGACAAGCGGGGTCACGGTCGTGGCGTTGGGCTTGGTCAGGGTCAGCACCGCGGTGGTGCCGGTCGGGTCGGTCGCGGAGTGCACGTCGTAGGTGAAGACGCGGGTGTCGCCGACGTCGTAGAGCACCTCGCGCCTCCTATCGCCCGCCGGTCGAGCCGGACGGGTCGTTCGCGGTGTACGGGCGGCCGCTGGCGCTGTGCGCGCCGGCGCTGGCGCTAGGTCCGCCGCTGCTCGCGGCCGCGGATCCCGGGTGCGACGGCACCGCGTGCACGCGCCACGAGGCGGTGCGCGCGGCGGCGACCAGGGTGCGTACCGCCCAGGCGGAGGGCCGGGTCGCGGTGACGGCGGCCCGTACCGCCCACATGGAGCTCGCCGTTCGTACGACGCCGGCGCGGGTGTTCCACGCCGCCGCGTGCGTCTGACCGACCTGAGCGCGGACCGCCCACGTCGACGCGGCCGTGCGCGACACGGCGGCGCGTACGGCCCAGCTGGACGCCTTGGCTGCGGCGACCTGCGCGCGGACGTTCCACGTCGACGCGGCCGCGCGGCTCACCGCGGCGCGTACGGCCCACGTGGACGCGGCCGCCGTGGTGACGGCGACGCGGACGTTCCACGCCGACGCGGCCGTACGGGTCACCGCGGCGCGGACGTTCCAGCCGGACGCCTTCGTCGCCGCGACCTGCGCGCGGAGGTGCCACGCCGACGCGGCCGCGCGGCTCACCGCGGCGCGTACCGCCCAGACGCTCGCGGTCGCCGTGGTGACGGCGACGCGGACGTTCCACGCGGCCGCGGCGGTACGGGTGACCCCCGCGCGGACGTTCCAGGTGGACGCCTTCGTCGCGGCGACCTGCGCGCGGACGTTCCACGCGGAGGCGGCGGTCTGCGTGACCGGGGTGGTGGCAGCGGCGGGCGCGAGCGCGATGGACCACATGACCGTCGGCTGGACCGTGTCGCCGTACGGGATCGACGAGGTGATGGTGCGCGAGTAGGTGCCTATCGCGAGGTCGCGGTTGGAGTCGTATACGCCGACCGTCATCGGCCTGTTGCTGCCGCCGCTGGCTTGGCCGACGTCGGCGCGCTCCGCGTCGGACCCGTCGCTCGTGGTGAACGTGATCGTCGGGTCGCCGGCGATGAACTGCAACGTCATGGCCACCGACAGCAGCCAGGTGTTCGCTACGGTCGTCGTCACCGGCGGGGTGGCGTGCGCGTCGTTCGCAGTGTCCGGGTCGACAGCCCCCGCCCAGACGTTCGGCGTCTCCTGCGCCCCGGCGTACGCGACGATCACGCCGACCGAGACGGTCGCCGTGGCCCACGTCCAGTCGTAGGACGCCGGTTCGCTGGCGGCGGTCTTCGAGTAGACGCGGCCCCGCTGTGACGATGTCTGCGTGTCGAGTAGCGTCCAGCCTGCCGGCGGGGTGATCGTCGGCGAGCCGGAGTCGATGCACCCGTACAGCGTGTCGCCGTCGACCACGCCCGCCGGCTTGTTGATCGTGAGCGTCGTGCTGGCCGTGTCGTTGTGCGCGGACGAGACAGCGCGGAACGCGATGCTCACGCGCGGGGCCTAGGCCGCGGTGTCGCAGGCGACGCCGAAGGTGACGCCGTCGGTGTCGAGCGCGGCGGTGTTCGCCGCGGTCCGCCGTACCCAGAAGGCGCGGCACTGCCCGGCCGGGATGTCGCCGAGGCTGAGCCCGGTCGCCGAGGTGGTGGGCGAGGAGAACGCGCCGACCGCGCTAGGCGCAGTGGTCTCGTTGGCGACCTGGTCGGCCTGCGCGGCCGACGCTCCGATCACCGACGCGGCGACGTTGTCGATCGCGATCGCGATCGCCGTACCGCCGGACACCTCGGCCGAGAGGTACACCTTGGTCGCGAGCATCGTCAGCGTGCCGTGCGTGTTGTGCACGAACACGCACCGGTAGTCGACGGTCGACGCGGCGTTCTCGGCGCCGGAGACGTCGTCGTAGAGGTTGCTCAGCGCCGTCGCCGACAGCTCGGTCGTGGAGATGTACTTGCCGAGCGACGCGTTCGGGTCGCCCTGCGCGCTCCCGTTACCGGCAGCCCCGGTCTTGATCGACAGCTTGAGCTTGATGTCGCCCGCGACGATGGCCACCGGTCACGACTCCTTGCCGCTGTCGATCTTGTGCGCGGCGGTGCGCCGCGCCTTGTCCGGTGCAGCCGGGACGACCTTCGTGTCGGGCAGGGGCGGCGCGACGTCGTCGACCGGCGAGGCCGGCACGTCGGGCGCTGTCGGTTCCGCCTCGACGTCGGCGGTGAGCGCGGTCGTGTCGGGCGCGGGCGGCGCGACGTCGTCGACCGGCGGGGCCGGCACGGTGGACGGTTCGTCAGCGACCGCCTGGGGCTCGATCGCGCCGAGGCGCTCGGCGTCGGTGCGGCTGATGAGTTGCCCGGGTGTGGCCCAGAGCCACCGTCCGTCGGGGTGACCCTCGTCGACGACGCGGTCCTGGCCCTCGGTGAGGTACCGGTCCACGGTGATCTGGTCGACGGCGGGCTGCTCGCCGGCGCTGCCGAGCGTCACGATCGCGAAGCTCACGTCTGGCTCGCGAGCTCGACGTACTCGACGACGACGCTGAACTTGCCCGCGGTCAGCGCCGCGGTGCCGACGGTGGCGACGATGCTGCGCGCGGCGGTCGTCGTGATCGGCGCAGTGGTGGCGGTGAAGTCGCCGCGCTTGGCGCCCGTGGTCGACCAGGGCGCGCCCGAGACCGCGTCGGCGGCGTTGAGGTCGGCCGCTCCCTCGATCTTGACGGCGACGGTGGCCGCGCCACCCGAGGTGAGGACGGTGCCGACCTGGATGAGGACGTCGGTGACGATCGCGCCGCTGGGAACGGTGTCGCCCCGCAGCGTGATGTCGCCGACCGCGCCACCGTCGGTGGCGAAGTCGTACAGGCCGCGGGCGTACTTCTTGCTGCCCATCGCGGTGCCGGCCGCGATCGCGCGGGCGCCTTGGATGGTCATGTTGTCTCCGTGTTCTGCGCGGCGGAGGGCCGGACGCGTCCGGCCCTCCCGCGCTGGTCAGCTGCTGCGGTGGCCGGCTAGAGGCCGGTGACGACGCCGAACGCCTTGGGCCGCAGGTGCACGACGGCGACGCGGACGTCGGCGCGGACGGCCTGCTTGCCCTCGACGAAGTACGTCGAGTGGGAGTTGGACACCTGGACGTCGATGCCGCGGCGTACGACGAGCAGCGAGTGCGCCGCGTAGTCGCCGAGCACGGCCTTGGTCGACGTGCACGCCATGGTCTGCTTGACCGGCACGCCCCAGATCCGCTCCGGCCCGGCCTCGGACGGCGAGCCCCAGATGTAGATCCCGTCGGCGGTCCGCATGAGGCGCACCGTCTGCCACTTCCCGGGCTGGATGAACACCACGGTCGGCTCGGCGAAGCCGTCGGAGCGCACGAGGGTCATGCACTTGTAGATCGCGTCGGGGATCGGGTCGGCGCCGAGCGCCTGGCTCTGGATGCCGACGACGTTCTCGGTGCCGCGCAGGTTCGGCGCGGTGCCGTTGCCGACGAGCGCCTGGCCGTCGAGGCGCTGCCGGAGCATGAACGTGAGCCGGTTGTCGACGTACGCCTGGGCGCCGGCCTCGTCCTCGAGCTGCTCGTCGGTGACCGGGAGGAACGTCGAGATCTTCTGCACGGTGACGCTCTTCTCGGTGAGCGCCAGCGCCGACTCGGCGTACGAGCCGCCCTCGGCGGTCTCGGCGGCGTTGTTCGTGAGGGTCGTCTCCTCCATGTACTTGTACGCCGACTGGATGGTGGGGATCTGCGGCAGGAACTCGATGACGTCGGGCGCGGGGCGGGTCGGCTTGAACGTGACCAGCCCGCTGCGGGTGGTCTCCGGGGCCCAGCCGGCGCCGGTCTCGAACAGCGTCTTGAGCTCGATGTCGAGGTGCGCGGTCGGGCCCTGGCCGCCGCGGAAGCCCTTGAACGCCTCGGAGCCGGTGAACAGCGCGCCGATCGACTTCGTCGCGCCGTCCTTCGTCTCGGGCGCGTCGCCGGTCTTGGTGCCGGGCTCGTAGGTCGCGGAGTGCTGCGCGGCGCGGTCGACCTCGAGCAGCCCGTCGACGGTGGACTTGACGTCGTCGATCTCGGCGTTCTTCGCGCGGATCCACGCGACCTTGGCGGCGGAGTCGCCGTCGAGGGACTTGACCTTGCTCATGTCGAGCTCGGGGCCGGCCTCGGTGAACACACCGTGCAGCTCCTTGCGGAGCGCGTCGAGGCGGTCCTGTTCGGTCTTGAGGGCAGGGAACATCGGGCACTCTCCTTGGAGCGTCTGTGTGGCGGGAAGCGGGTGGGGGTGGTGGGCTCAGCCGAGCCGCAGGTCGTGCGCGGCGACGACGTGGCGCAGGTACTCGCGCTCGATCGCCGCGGCGTCCGCGGGGCTGTGCGCGGTGACCAGCAGGTCGCCGAGGCGCTTGACCTCGGCGTGGAGGCGGCCGAGCAGCTCGTGCGACACGACGCCGAGCTCCTTGCCCTTCTCGTGCCGCTTCGCCTTGACGTCGGCGGCCCGGTCGACCAGCGGGCTCAGCGAGGCCAGGACCGCGGTGATGTGCTGGTCGAGTCGTGCGGACTTCGGTGCGTACTGCGTGAGCTCCTCGACCTCGGCGGCGTCGGCGCCGAGGGTCACGGTGTTGTCTGTGCGGGTGAACGAGACGCGCATCAGCGTCGTGGGGCCGCTGTCGCTGTAGACGGCGTAGACGACCCAGCCCTCGTCGACGTCGAAGTCGTCGACGTATACGCCGCCGTCGGTGGCGCCGAACCGTTCCCGGCCGGCGTCGCACAGCTCGCTGTGCAGGGCGCTGTTGAGCTGCTTCGCGGACTTCACCGCGAGGGTGCGGGTGTTGAGCCCGGCGCCGGCCAGGACCGGGGACACCTCGTGCGGGCCCTTGAGCTTGTCGAGGAACTGGACCCGCTGGCCGTTGAAGTCGCCGAACGACGCCTTCTCCGGGTGCACGCTGTAGGACCACTCCTGCAGCTCGCCCATCGCCTTGACCGTGAGGAAGGTCTCGCGGCCGGCGATGGTGTCCATGAAGAACTGGCCGCTGAAGATCGCCTCGGTCGCGGTCTGGCGGATGGCGCCCTTGCCGACCGGCAGCATCGGAACGCCTTCCCGACCCCAGGACGCGTGCCCGTACGCGGAGATCCGCACCGGGGTGCCGTCGGTGAACGCGCCGGGCCGGGTGACGTCGCCGTCGCGGTCCTTGACGTTGAACGTCGAGAACACGGCTTCGACAAGGCCGCTGTCGGCGTCCTTGACCTCGACGCCGACGAAGCTCTTGCTGGTCACGGCTACCCCTTCGGGATGGGCTGGTTGCGGGCGCCGGGTGGCTGCAGCTGCACGGAGAACAGCCCGGAGTGGTTGCCGATCAGCTGGCTCAGGTCGTTGTTCTGCAGGAACCGCACCGCGGCGTCGGGGTCCATGCCGGCGTCGAGCAGCTGCCGCAGCGACTGCGCCTGCAGGCTCTGGATCTCGGCCTCGTCCTTGGCGTCCTCGCGCAGGAACGGGATGTCGTGGTCGTCGACGCACAGCTCGGCGAGCGGGCTCGGCCGCTCGAGCAGCGTCGCGAGGCTCGGCGCGACGATTCCCCACGACGGGCGGACCCAGCCGTCGGCGAACGCGCGCTTCGCGGCCTGGTAGTTGCCGGCGTTCAGCGACGAACCCTGCAGCCCTTCGGACAGGCCGACGACGACCGGGTGGACCCGGGCGGCCGCGGCGATGCGGGTCTCGCCTGCGCCCTGGGTGGACTTGAAGTCGAGCTGCTTGAGGTCGGCACCGATCACGGTGACGTCCGCGCCGCCGGCGGTGTAGAGCGTCTTGTACGCGTTGTCGACGCCCTTGTGGTTCGCGTCGATCAGCGCCATGAACCGCTCGAACGCGTCGGGCGTGACCTCCTTGGCCATGCTGACCGCGAGGTTCGGGGTCGCCGCGTTCTCGAAGAACTTCAGCTTGTGCTTGGTCGCGGCCTTGTCCGCGGCGATCTCGCGCAGCACCGGGGTGAGCCACGACATGCCGCGCCAGCGCGACAGCGGGTCGGGCACCGGGGAGTAGTGGCTGACCTCGCCGGGGAGCAGCAGGATCGGTTCGCAGCCCGGGGCGCGGTACTCGAACGCGACGACACGCGCGTCGAGCTTGTACGGGCCGCGCGGGTCGCCCGGGACCGAGCTCGGCGACGCGACGATGAGGGTGACCCAGTCGGGTCGCATCTCGACGATGCGCCGGTTCGGGCCGCCGCGCGACGCCTTGCCGTAGTTGCCGAGGTCGTCGGCGGTCGTGCCGTAGTGGTTGCCGGCCAGGGACGCGAACAGCTCCATCCGCGACAGCAGCTCGCCGGTGGTGCCGTTGGCCCACGGCCGTTCGATCAGCGACAGCTCGGGCGTGCGGTACATGTCGCCGAGCCGGCCGGTGGCGGCCTCCCGGTCGCGCCAGAGGAAACGGCCCTGGGAGAAGACGCACTGGCGGGCCGCGATGCAGGCGAACACGATCCCGTCGGACTCGTACGCGCCGCGGACGTAGCCCTCGAAGTCGTTGCCGATCGGCTCGCGGTCCGGTCGCATCGACCAGGTCGACAGGAACGGCGCGCGGCCGTCCTCGGCCCAGAACGGCGGCTCGGACCAGCTCTTGCGCTGCACGAGCGCGTCGAGCAGCTTCATCGGCGGCGCGCCTGGACGTAGGCCCGTACGTACGTGCCGGCGAGGCCGAGCAGACCCGCGGTGACCAGGCCGGCCGGCCGGCTCACCATCGCGACGCCGGCTGCGACGAGCAGGCAGGAGGTGGCGGCAGCGGCGGCGTTGAGCACGGCTGGGCTCCTTCTCACCGCCACGCGAGCGACGGCGTGACGGCCGGTTGACCGGCGTGGGCGTGCAGGGCGAGCGCGACGGCGACGAGCGGGCCGATGTCGTTGGCCGGGTCGCGGCGGTCGAACGCGAACGCGTCGCCGAGCGGCCGCTTGACGGCGGCCTGCGCGGCGCTGGTCAGCGCCGGCTGCCCGGGGTGCCACACGGTGCCGGCGACGATGCCGTCGTAGAGGCGGCCGCTGGCCTGCGCCATCTCCGGCGCGCCGGTGTGCTCGACCGCGATGCCAGCCTTCTCGAAGTCGGCGATCAGCGACGCGGCCGCGCTGCGGCCGTCGATGACGACCAGGCGGATGCCGAGGTCGACACAGCGGGTGACGACCCACTCGGTGCCGGGCGCGTGCGCGACGAGCTCGACCTGCGCCTCGGACTCGCCGCGGCTGCCGGCGGCGCCGACCGATGTCGCACGACGGTCCGGAGGCATCTCGACCGCGTACCGGCGCGGCCCGATCGCCGGCGTCGACGAGTCGGTCTGGTCGAACCAGCGGGTCCTGTCGAACAGCTGCCAGCCGTCGGTCGCGTCGCGCGCGACCCGCTGGTTGAGGAACGCGCGGCGGAACTCGGTGGCCCCCATGTTGCCGAACTCGGCGGCGACCGCGTCCTCGGTGATGGTGTGCCCGAGCGCCGGCATGGTGGCCCACCACACGGCGCGGTCGGCGGGGTCGGCGTCGTCAGGCGCGGACCACTCGAAGTACGCGGTGCCGGTGGTGACGCCGGACTGGGCGAGCTCGCGGCCGTGGTCGATCTTCTCGTCGAGGTACGGCGCCTCGTCGAGGTAGCCGACCGTGGACGGGATCCATAGCTGCGGCTGCGGGCGGGTGATCATCGCCGGGTTGAACGACTGCTCGACCCGGTTGTCGGGCTGCGACCACGCCTCGTCGACGAACCCGAGGTCGAGGGTGCCGCCGTGGCCGGACTTCTCGGTGGTGGCGTCGATGCCGAACCGGGAGCCGTTGCGGAAGCGGATGTGCTCGTCGCCGTTGGTGAACTTCGGGGTCCAGTGCCCGGCGAGGGGCTTGGCGCGCTTGAGGTCCTCGACGAAGTCCTCGGCCCACTTGCGGCGGGCGTCCTTGCGGGTCTGCGCGGTGTAGACCATGTTCTGCCGCGGCCCGAAGTGCGGCGTCGCGAGGCCGCGGTGCACCGACACGCTCAGGACCAGGGTGGTCTTGCCCTCCTGCCGGGGCACCGTGACGACGACGGTGCGGTAGGCGAGGCGGCCGGTGCGCGGGTTGATCTCGAACGCGACGTCGGCGACGTACTGCTGCCAGGGCATGAACGGCTTGCCGACCTTGACGGCGACCTTC